CTACACCACCACCAGAAATAATAGCAGACATAGTTATTCTACAACTTCTAATTGTAGTGTGATTAAAAATTCTTGGAAGTGACTGACATTGTAAATATCTTATATCACCTACGTCAGTTATACTTGAAGTAGCTGAAGTAGATGTATCAATACCACCATCTGAAGATATATCAAAGACATTTTGAGGATTAGTTAAAAAAGTAACAGCAGAAGTGGTGTAAGATGAAACTTTAGGAACAAAATTACCACGAGCAACATAAGTAGCTGGAGTTTCTAAAATATTTACTCCATATTCAGTAGATGTAGCTTCTGTAATTGTAGTGTTTGATGCGGATTGTTGCAATCTAAAAAAGTAATCTTGACCACCATAGTAATGTATATGTGAATTATCACTAGCAGAATAAGATTTTGGCATCAATGTAGTAATAGTATGTCTTGAAACTGTTAAAACTGGACAAGGAAATAATCCACCATACGATGCCACTAAAGGTGATTGCGTTATAGATGGATTAAATGCACCATATACTATTGGTTCATAAATATTGTATTTAGAATGTTGTGTTTGTGGAAATGAAATTCCATCCCAAGGCCTATGCGCATTTATTTTAAATGTTACTTGCTGATTTTGATTTAATTTTACATCAACCAATCTACCTGTAAAAATTCTTTGGCAGTTACTAGAAGAACTAGCATTATTAAACTGCGCATATACTCTTACTTCTTTGTTATGATAATTTTTTTCTGAATAATTAAAAACATGCTTATAGAAATCCACATTTTCAAAAATAAAATTATTACTTACAACGCTTATATTACTTGTAGATGCAGTACCTTGAGTTATATCTATACTCTCTCTTAATGCAATATTTTTATTGACTATTGATCCATAATATTGATTTGAATCTAGTGTTGTATGAGAAAATGCTAATCCAAAAGAATGTATAAATTTATCAAAGCCTTTTATATTATAGCTTGCACCACTAATTGTGCCACTATTACTATTTGTACTAGAATCAATTGCGCTAGTGCCTGTGCCTTCATCAAATTTCCAATATCCAACTAAATTACTAGCACTACTATCAATAGATCTTTGATAATATCTTGCGATTTGTGAAGCATCTCTTGCCATACTCCAAACACGAAGATGCGCTAATTCACCATCAAAAAATTTATTATTTGCATAATTTGTTCCAATATTAACTCTCATTTCAGAACTATCTGCACCTGAAGGATCATTTGCAGATGCAGTAGATGACATTGTACTAACTAATGAACCATTTTTATATATTTTAACATCATCAGTTACTGAACTTCTTACTGCTGCAATGTGAGTCCATGTATTTGCAGATAGTGCTAATGAATCAAATCCACTTGTGCCTGTTTGTAAACTAACATTTGAACCAGCACTATACTCGTAAAATACTTCAATTTCTGGACCATCTAAATTTATTATAATCGAGTTATTTCTATCTTCATCTTCACTTGCTCCACCGCTTCTGTGAAATATTGGATAGTCTGTTCCAGAAGCACTATCTGCCTTTACCCAAAATTCCACTGTAAAATCAACGTATGTGGCTAATATATTACCATAAGTCACCTTATCATCAGTGCCATCAAACTCTAAACACGTATTATTATCAGCAGTAAACTGAAATAAATAATTTTCATTTACGTTGGGAGATGTTGGAGCGTTAGATAAAGACATTAAGCTAAGTTTTGATCAGATACTTGTTTTAGTTGAGGTATAAGACTATCACGTACAAATTCATCATTGCCAATCATATTTCCCTGGATATTAACAGTCACACCACCTGCGCTACCAGTTCTGTTCATATCGGCTAGGTTTTGCACTCCAATGTTTTGCACTGCGCTGCGTTGCATAATAAACTCACCTGCCTGCGCAAGTATCGGTACATTATCTTGACCTTGAACCATACCACCAGTCGCAAAGCGTTGGATACCATTATTGCGAATCAACCCACCAGTGTGACCAATAAAACCAGCACCTAGATTTAATAGCGCACTGGGAACAGCACCACCACTTGTCAAAGCTATTAACTGCGCAGCCGTAGATAGAAAAAACTTCAATCCTGCTGTGGAATCATCAGAATTGTTTTTTAAGGCTTTCATATTGTTTCCAACAATATTTAAAGAAGTAGCAAGATTATTATTTGTTGATATTAGCTCTTTTCCTTTTATAATAGATTCCATCTGCGCACCTACTAATCTATTTAAAGCGTTAAATTCTGCTAATTCTGCATCTGTTAATGCTTCAGTACCTTCAATTCTTTCCATGATAAATTGACCTTGTGTTGCTGCTTCTCTATCTATCTGCACTTTAGCTTTTAATGCTTCACTTAAATTTTGCTCTGCTTGAAAAATTGTTTGAGTAATTTTAATACGCTTTTCATCTACATCATTATTCTGCATAGTAAGCAATACTGTATCAGCCAATATTTTATTAATTCTATCTTTGGCATCTGCACTTATACCTAAACTAATAGTTTGGTTTCCTAAAGTATTTATGTATTGCTGCGTTGTATTGGTAAGTTGCTGTGTGCTATTTGTTAATGTTTGTGTAGTTGTATTTAAAGAACTAAAGGCATTATTAGCTTTTAAAAGATCATCTAATACTTTACCACCAAAAATTGCTACTGCAATTGTAGCTAACAAAGCAAATTTACCAGATAATAACGCTGTTGCAGTAGTTAATGATATTGTTCTTGTTTTTAGCAATACTAAAGTTGCTGCATATGCTTTTGATACTGTTTCGGTAATTACAATTGCATTTCTAATTCCAACAAACGCAACTGTTGCAGCGGTAATAGAAGTTGTTAACTGCGCAAGGCGTTGTAAGTCTAAACTATTAAAAAACTCTCTTGTTGAGTTTGCTGCTTTTATTAATGATGGTAGCATTAACGATCCAATACGCGCTGCAAACCTAGTGATTGCATCGTTCATATTGGACACTGCACCAGTAAATGTTTGAGATAGTCGTTTACTACTACCTTGTATACCAGCCACTGGATCAACCATAGCACTTAATAATGCTTGCCTAAACTGAGGTAAAGTAATTTTTGTTAAATCTTTGATTCCTTGTGAATCTTTAATTAATTGAAGTATCCCACGTTCTCTTAATATGTCCGCAGCACCTGCGCCACCTGCAAACGCGCGACCTAATGCACTTGCCGCTTCAGTTGCAGTCGTACCCATAAACGCAGCCAAATCAGTAACTGAGGATAATGTAGCCTGGGAATTAACACCAAAGGCTTCTAACTGCGCACCTGCGTTTACTACATCTTGTAATTGAAATGGAGTAGTAGCTGCAATCTGATTAAAAGTATCAAAGGCTTTCTCTGCTTCTTCAACGCTACCAGTTAATCCTACCAATCTAGTTTTGACATCCTCAAAGCCAGATGCAGCTTGAATAAACTTGTTCATACTGCCAACTGCACCACCAATCGCAAACGTATACACTAAAATTCTATTACGCAGTGAACCTAAAGATGCGATCAATCCTTTGTTTTGATTGCGCATTCGTCTTGCAGTTTCTACATATTGCTTACCATTGGTATCTAAATTTTTAAAATCTCTTGTAGCTCGTGCAAAACCTTTTGTGCGAACCTCTATAATAAATCTTTTTTCAGCCATTTTGCTTCTTTATATCTTCGTTTTGGAGTGCATTAAATTCTTCATCTATAGCTGAAAAGATGACTAAACGATGATAATCTGCGTCATCTATAGTTTTTGCTAATGGTAAGTTAAACCTCTTCATAGACATATACTCCTCAAGCGCAAAAATAGTCTCAGGCGTTAAGAAATATGTAGAGTCAGCACAAAACACTAATGAGTAATATAACGCTGCACCAAGCGTAAATTTTCCATCTTTGCTTTCTTCTATAAGTCTTGCTATCTCTTCCCATAATACCTCTTCTGTATAGGTAATCTTTTTCTTGAGCGTAGGAGACTGCGCATCGTATGGAAACTGGAGATTGCGGCTTGGTTGCTGTTTATATGACATCCAAACCGCAACGCGGTGCATTAAGACTTTTTTGGGTTAGGCTCTTTGTATGCGTTATATACTGACATCAATACTGCGTCAATCTCATTATCATCTAGCTTACCAAGTATTTTTTCTGGATCAGTAAAACTAAAGTTGAGTACCCAGTCTAGCACATCAAAGAACTTTTCAGTATTGATTTCGCCTTCTTTAGTGACTGCTTTGACTTCTAGTTTATGTAAGTCTCTACGAGCTTTAAACGTTATATCACGTACTTCAAAAGTACCATGATCGGTTTTTACTTTCATGTTTCATCCTTAGATGAAAATGGCGTGATTATGCGATCGTGATTGAAATTATTGTTGCAGATTCACTAGCAGCAAATGCTCTGAATGGTATGCTTTGTAGCATAAAATCACCATTCTCTGGTTGAGAATTGTCTATCATTGCATCTGGTATAGAAATTGTAAAGCCACTTGATTCTGCTATTTCAATAGCAGTACCTGCGCTATCACCTTTTAATTGCACTGCTAAATCTTCAATTGAATTATCTCGTTTCGCAAGTAAAGTTCCAGTGACTTCATATGGTCCTGTCTGAACGTAACCATATGGATTATAATCAGTAGTATTAATATATCCAACTCTAGCAAGTGGTCTAGATATTGTGATTTCCCAAGAATTTAAAACAAGTGATTGCGCACCATCCGCATTAGTTATTTTAGAACTATTTAATGAAAAAATGTTTTTTGGTGAAGCAGTATCAAGAGTTTCACTACTAGCAGCTAATGTATTTTCTACTGGTCTATATCCAGTCACAAAGGTTGATTCTACTACCATTTCTCCACCATTTGTTCCTATATCTTCACGTAATGTCATAGATGTACAAAAACAACCTACCATTACCACGCTAGTATTACTTGCGTCAGAACCACCATTTTTAAATAATAAAGTAACTGCATCTGTAGTTCCTGTATCATGCTTCATAGTACCAGTGCTTGATGCTGGTGTCAATGCCGCTGCGCTTGATCCTTCGCTAAATAATGGTAGACAAGATTTAAGCACTGCTGTAGGTGTACCACGCATAGTCAATGTTACTTCATACATCATAGTATCTGGACGATGATGTCCTTGGCTTTCTAATTGTCCTAAAATACCACTTTTATTTGGAGCAACATCCAATGTAGCACCTGCATGCTGTATATTAAAATCTGTAACTTGTAAAAAATCCCATGTATCGCCTGCTGCGTGTGATGTACCTAAGTTTACGTTACTACCTTTACTACCAATAGCAACTGCTATATTCGATCTTGCTTGAAAATTAGTTTCAGCCATTACTTATCTTCCTTTGATTTTTTTTTAATATCTATTCTTTCAAGATGTTTTTCTAATGATTTCGGCACACTTGTTATTTCTACTGAACAACCTGCAACCAATAATTTGTGTTTATTGGAACTCCAATGCGCACAAAAATTCTCACTATCTTTTAGTTTAAAATATGATTCTTTTGCTTTGTAAATCATCCTATAATCTCCATAGCTGATACTACAGCAGTCATTTCAGAACGCAGTAAATCTGGATTATCTTCATCGCGTTCATAAATAGTAGAGTCGATGACAGCATTGTAAAACTGTCGAACTCCTGACACACTATAGTTTCTATTATTATAAAAAAGTCTTTTCATTCTTTCTGCAATCAAACTTACTTGCCTAAAACTTTCCTTAGTATAATTACCTGCAAAATCTACTTGATAACTAATAAGGATCGTATAATCTCGAACCATGCCAGTATTAATTTGCTCATTTAAATCATCGGATACTGGTTGTAAAAGAAAACTTTGATTGCCTTTATGTTCATCGTAGAAAATCTGTATACCAAACTCATTTGCAATAATATCATGTAAGTTATCAATGACTCTATCATAAATTACATTGGTAAAGGTAATGGCCATTACCTATAAATCTGTCCACTGCGCACAGTTCCCATCTGCACATCATCTGACTGAAATGTAATAGACCATTCATCATTTAACGTATATACACCAGCTTGAAAACGAATTAGCGCACCATATGCAAGTGCTTGATAATCACCATTCATTACTTCTGCATCTACTGATTTATGCCTGCGTAATCCAGTGTCATCCTTAGTAAAAACATCATACTTAACTGTTGATGCAGTTCCAGGACTAAATGTACCTGCTGTACTAATGACCACACGCACCTCATCATAATCTGTGCTAGGTGGTCCATACATTTTAATATCTTCGATATATCCAGTAGTTGATCCATTAACACTTACCTCACGTATTACACCAGATTCACTTCTAAACGATGTTTCATGCCACATAACATAATCACGTCTTTTTAACTTAGTAAGTAAACCATCCTCACCTAAAACCAATTCATCAAGCTCCGCAGCTTTCTCTGAATCTTGACTGCGCACTAAATCAGCGCAGGCTAACAAAGCATTGCATCGAATTACTATGAAGTCATATGGCCTATCTGCTGCGCCTTGATAATTAGAATTACCACGCTTGTATATAGGACGATTCAAAAAACTGCGCATATGATCAGCTTGTTCTTTTACTACGCGTGTTTTTAAATCTTCCCAATCCTGACCAGCTTCAAATACACTGCTATTAAGCGCAGCTACTGAGCTAGATGCTAAAAAGAAATCAACAGAATCAGTTGATTCACTGTATTTAAATTCGTTATCTGCGTTTGGAGTATCAGTCACTTTTGTCATTTCTACTCCATCTTTGTATAAGTTTTCTATATATCCTGTGTTACTTAGCCTATACGTATTTCCACTAGGATTAGACCAATTGGACATTAGTACACGTTTACGATCATAGCGATCTATATCACTAACAATTGCTTGTAAATCAGTTGTTATATTACAAAATGCGGTTAAATAACTCATGCTAATGCAATTCCTATGTTCATATTATTAGGTAAAATGGTGACATCTGGTATATCTACGCAGATAATTAGTGCAAGCATCGTTGCTATAATGGTGTCTTGATCATTGCGTGGATCATCTAGTGATATTGCTAATTCTTTTAATTCTAACATTATTTCAATTAATCGATCTATTTTCTGCGAATCATCCATATTTCTTAACTATTTCAATAAATTTCTCTGGCGTACCAGCACCTTTTGCAGTATTGTAAAATACCTTCCATTGCTGCGCTTGTTCTTCCAAAGTTCGTGGTAGTGACTTAGGTACTCGCCAGTAATGTAATCTGCAAAAAACAATTTGCGCAGCAATATTAACTGTTAAAATGTAACGCCAGTCCTCTTCATTTGGATCAATAAAATATTTCCAATCTATCTTGCATACATCCGCTACCTTTTTCATTAATGATTCTCTATATTGCAAATAGTCTTTGATCATCGAAATGCCCACCCAAGGTTCAATTTGGGCAAAGCCGACCGCAGGTCCTTTGATTTGCTTTAGATAAACGTATTTTGACTCCACTAAACCAGTATTATATACTAGGTCTAAGGCTTTAGGATCAGCGTATTTATCACCTAGTTTCTGTAGGACATCGTTAATGATGCCGCGCATTTGCTTTTTATCGACCACGTTTCATCCCACGCTTCATTTTCTTCTTCTTCTTTTTCTTACCTTTTTTCTTGCTATGTCCATAATGATACGGCATTATCTTGCGCTCCTTACTTTGCTTCTTGTTCTTTTACTATACTTAGCGCGTTGCTTACCTCGTTTGCTCGCAGCACGCTTTAATCTGTTCTCATAAGCCTTTTGTGACTTACTCAAACCTTTACGTACACTCTCAGGTAAATACCTACCACGCTTCCTGCGCGGTTTCTTCTCGTCACCTTTAGTGACATATCCCCACTTTTGTTTGGTCCACTTACGTAAACTTTTCTGTGACTTCTTTAGTGCCATTATCTGTATCCACCACCTGCGCGCTTATATGCTAAAGCTAACATCTGCGCCTTCCTAGCACTCCATTGTCCTGCACGCCCACCTTTGTTACCTGCTTTGATACGATTAAAGATTCTTTTACGTAACGCAGGCTTTGTGTAGTTACCTGCTTCGTTTACTCTTGATTTAGATCTTTTCTTTTTTCTCATTTACCCACCTTCTTCATTGCACTGGTATGTGACTGACTAAACGTAGCACCTCTGCGCATTGCTGCTACCATAGATCGTAAATGCTTTGCAGTGTGATGCCTTGCATGTCTGCGCATTGCTGCTACTTGTCTTTTACTTAATCCTGTTACGCTAATACCTTTTACTTTCATTACCATTTTACTCTGTTTGCCCAGTAAGCCGCACTCATCTTACCTTTAGCTATATTTCTTGCGTGTCTTGCCTTAAATGACCTGCGCTTTGCTTTCATGCGTGCAGACTCGCCTTTGCGTGGCTTACCAGCGGTTTTTGCTCCTTGCTGACCAAAACGAATTAACTTATACCTATCACCAGATCTGGCCATCACTACATGAGACTTAGTCTTGTGACTTGGAGTACGCTTTGGTTTATTCACTCCGCGCAATCCTAGTCTGCGCATGGTTGCCTTAACTCGTGCAGGTACAGCCATTACTTTTTAAAGATTCCTGCGATTAAATCTTGAACCACTTCAGCAAACTCTTTGAATAGCTCGCCTTCTTTCTCTTCTTTGACAAATGGGATGTTAATCTTGTCATTCATTAACTGCGCCATTTTATCTGCAAACTCTTCAGACTGTGTGTAACCAACAGCTTGTTCTTTCATTTTATCTGCTTGCTCTTCAGCAACTTTTACTAACATTGATTTAATGTCCATTTAATTTTCCTTTATCTTTTTGGTTTTTAAATACAAATAATAAATTTGCACTGCAAACATTATGCACATGAGAACACCAGACAATAAGTCTGTCCAATATACAACTCCTAAACTTGTGCTTAATCCAGTTACTTTTAAACTATCCATTAATTTTTCCCATTAATACGACTTAAACTACCATCTATACGAGACACTTGATTGTCTAAGTCATTAATTTCTTTAGTCAATGCATCAAATTTACGATCTAGTTTGTCATCTGATGCATTCCATCTATTTATTAATTTTATAATCATGCCTTCCATGTTTTCTAGTGTTTCAGACTGACCTTTATTTTCTACTTTTAAATTTTCAAGTTGTTCTTGCTGCCTAGCACTTTTATTAGACAATGAAATCACTAAATAAACAAACATAGCACCCACTACGCCTATCATTCCAGCTTCGCCATATATTGCCATAAAATCCATTACTGCACTCTTACCTCTTCCAATCTTTGATGCTTATAGCACCAATTACTATGATCGCTGATACTACCATGAAACCAATGAATAGTTGAATCAGCATCCACTATCTCTGTAAAAACTGTATTTGTAACTGTATCTTGCGGTGTCAGAGGAATGTTTCCTACTATCCATCCTTGACTGCAACTTGGTATTCCTGATATAATTAACAGGAATATCATAACTCGTACTAACAACTTTAAAATCTCCATTATCTAGTTTTTCTATTACTTTGTTCATAGCACCATCCACCATGCGATACCAGTTTCTACCACTATATCAGCCATCGTATTGTATGCCCACGCTTTTTTTGTGCCATAGGTTTCTTCGTCACCTTCAATAAACCATTCAAAGATTTCCCATAATACACCGATTATGAATACACCCATAACACACCAAAAATCTGACCAACTTAACCATTGGAATATTTTGCATAAAAACGCACCTGCTGCTAAATGGTACGCAGTCCATCCATCAAGCTGTCCTGTGCGGTATTGCCAAGACACTAAAGTTGCTAATGGATTTTTCATCTATCTTGTACCTTATTATTTACAATTTTATGTTTAACAATGTCGATGCGCCCATGAGAATCACAACCTTTATCTTTACATGCTTGTACGTAAGCAGTTTCTATCGTAGCAAATGAATCGGATCTTTGAGTTATCTCACCATCCACTAATAGAAAATAATCTTTCGCAGCAGATGGATAGGTCAAAGATTTCTTTGTGCCATCAGCCATAGCAATCGTCTTTACCATTCCTGGCTTAGTATTCTTATGTATCACTACATCAAAATCTTGGGCGCATCGTCTAACAATCATTAGTCGTTTTCATCCCCAGGATCATGTGGTGAGTGATCATTATTAAGCATTTCTTTCAGTTCTTTAACACCTTTTTGATGTTTGTCCACAAATACTTTTTCACATTCAACTAATTGCTGTCTCATAAAAGCGTTTGTAGATAGTTTATTTTGAACATCTGCTACATGATTTTGATACATAGCAACTTCACCTGCTTTTTCTTTTTGTAAATCAGTCATATCCTCGATAACATAATCTTTGCCATCAAGATTCAAGACTGGCTTTTTTTCTTTTTCTTTTTTAGCCATTTTTTACTCCTTGTTAGTTAAACTTCTTCAGCCTGTTTATCTGCCCATGCTTTTTTAATGTCATCTGTCCACAAAGCACTAGCTAAAGCTTGTATTTCTGCTGACTCTTCAGATACATCCATATCTGGTGAAAATGATTTTCTATTATATTTATATGAAATTTCTTTCCCATCTTCTATAATAGATGTTTTAGTGCGTACTTGAATGTGTTTGTACTCTGTACGAATTTCATAATCGTCTTTTGTTTGTTTACTTAAACTCATTTTTTATTCCTTTTAATTATCCAATTAAGCTGAAAAATATGTTATTGAAACTGTAATGTTAAATGCTGTATCTACATGACTATTATTTATAAATGTAAATGTGTCATCATCTGCGACATGAGCAATCTGAAAATATTGAGTACCATCAGTAGCGTATAAAAAAGTTTTATTGTCATCAATACTTGTATTACCATGACCAGATAAATGAACATTTCCTACAGCATACCCTGAAGTTTGGTTTAAATCGGCAAGTGCAAAAGGTAGAGTAAATCTTAAATCTCCACTTATACTATTATCAGAAGCTACTCTTACCTCACCAGTTACATGAACTTGCCTACCTATCTTTGTATAACTAAGTTGATTAAAACTTGTGTTAAAAGTCATACTTCCAGAACTTGACCCTGTAACTGCTATATCGTGATAGCCTTCTTCGTAGTCATCCAAAGTATTTGCATCTGAATCTGCATTTTGAGTAGCTGGGAATTGTAACCTACCTTTATGCAACTGTACCCTGTCGTTACCATCACTACTTCCTACTGTAAGAGTCTTTGTCATGGTGTGAGCGCTTATAACATGAAACTCTAAAGAAGAGCTATGATTAGCATTTATATTTCCAGAAGTTCCAACATTTGCGATACGAGCAGTTTCAGTTCCAGAAGTAAAATCATCTGCTGAAGATCTAAAAGCTATATGCGTCCCTGTTGTTCCTGTTGGACTGTCTGTATATCTTGCCTCAAAAGAACAAAGCTCATGTGAAGCGTTGTCATTAAAAGTAAAGGATGTAGGATTTTGCAAGTGAAAATCACCCATATAAACTTTAGCACCACTATCTTGTGCCATATAAACATCAGTTACATCTGCATTACCAAGTGTTACTGAATTATCTGCTTGTCCTGTTGTATTAAAACCTATTACTGTTTGATTTTGTCCAGTATTTGCTGATGGGTTAGTATCTTTTCCTATAATAATATTAGAATGACCTGAGGTCATATTGTATCCAGCCCCAGCTCCGATCGCTACATTATTATCTCCTGTAACTATGCCATTCCCCATTGCTTGACTTCCCAACATGACATTTTGATCTCCTGTGGTAAGTGCCTTACCAGATTGATAACCACAAGCAACATTGCTACCACCTTCAGTAGCATTTTTCATAGATTCGCTTCCTATCGCAACTGAGTAATTTGCTCCTGTTGTATGAGTTCCATCTCCTAAAGCATAATATCCTATTGCTACACATTCTGCAACTGCGACACTTGCTGGGGAAGCGTACATTGCTAAATTTCCGATCGCAACATTTTTTGATGCAATAGTAGACAAACCAAGAGCATCTGCCCCTATTACTGTATTTCTTTCTCCTTCGGTTATATTTGGGGCGACAGAAGCTCCTATCGCAACATTTCTATCTGCATTTGTAATATCAGTTAATGCTTGATGTCCTACTGCTGTGTTATTTTGCGCTCCAGATACAGTTCCTGTACCCATTGCCAAATTACCAATAGCTAAATTTCTATCGGAATCATTATCACTACTTGCGTTAAAAGCAGATTTACCAAAAACTGTATTATCTGTATTGTTATCATTATTACTTAGTGAGATGCGTGAAGTTGTTTGCATTTTAAATCTAACAGTTCCAGCAACTTCAAATTGAACATCAGAATTATCTAAAATTTGCATTCTTGAAGCACTACTGTCATCACCAATTATCACTCCTGAACTTCCACCAGCTATGTATAGATAGCCATTTGAGTGTAAATTTATACTTGCACTCGATACTGTATTATTTGTGCCACTAAATGTTAATCTTTCTTGAAGTTGTAAATCACCAGAACTATCTATTCTCATCCTTTCAGCAACTGAACTTGAAGCTGAGGATGTCCAAAAACTAATTACACCATCATCTTTATTGGTTGTATCTGCACCAGATTCAAACCTAACAGAACTAACAACATTACTTGCTCCATCCCAAGTAGCATCTATCTTACCTAATAAATGGTCTGCATTTGTACCAACATTACCTTCAAATAAAAGTTGTGGAGCGTATCCAGCAGTAGTATTATGTATTCTCATTGTAGCATTTTGAGTGCTTTCAATGTGCAATAAAGATTCTGGAGAAACAACCCCAATACCAAAATTTTGATTTTCGTCTATATAAACAGCATTTGTATTTGCTGTAGCTAAAACTAAAGAAGTAATGTCTTGTTTGTAATAAATTCTTGCTTCAGGATTTCCAGAAGTGTTATCAACCCTGAAATCTATCATCGGCCAATTATTAGCACCATCCGCATTACTGTCTGCCAATAAAGTTAAATTTACATCTCCACCATTAGCTACTGTTAATCCTTGAGCTACTGGTGAAACAGTCCCAATGCCGACCGAGTTAGAGCTTGTAAAAGTAACAGGATTAGAAAATCCAACATTAATATTAGAATATGTTGCATTATCTTCTTGCTTATATGCAAATCGTAAATCTCCGCCGCCAGTAGTGTACATATCCCAGTTATCATCTACACTTCCAGTATCACCTCTATTAGTTCTTAATCTTATTCCAGCTACTTGCTGTTGAGTAGATTGGTCAATTATAAGCTGTGGTACAGCAGTTGTACTATCAATGTGTATTTTAGATTGGGGGGAGCTATTTGAAACACCGACATTACCAGAGTTATTAATAGTTAGTTTTGCAGTTCCAAAAGTAATTGTTGAATCAGCAGAATCTGTTCCAGCAGTATAAAACTGATGTTCTCCTGTAGAACTTTGAGTATATCTTCCTACATAACCAGTATTTATTCTTTTTTCTGCACCATCATAATACCAATTATTTGCAAGGTCAAGTTGATTATGCCCTGACCTTCCTGTTAAAACTGCACTTGTAGAAATTTGTAATGGTGTAAATATTGTCCATGCTTCTGGAGTTGTTCCCAAGCCTAAACGACCAGAAGCATCAATTCTTGCTCTTTCAACACTATCTGTATAGAATTGTAATCCACCAGAACCAGCACTTGTAGTTCCTCTAAAATGTCCAATTCTTGCCTTATTACTTACTAAATCAATAAATGCTCTTTCTGTACCAGCAGTTGCTCCTGTGTCATTTACTCCTGTAGATACTATTGCTCCTATGCTATGTATTCTTTCTTCAGGTGCATTAGTGCCAAAACCAACCTTGTTATCAGACTTAAAATACACTTGAGTAGCGCTTGCACCATCATTATATAACTTTAAATAGGTATCGTCATGTGGTTGTATAAATCTCCATTTATTTGATCCACTTCTTTGAAATGCTAAACTTGTTTTTGAACCACTTGATATAGTGGGATTGAGATTTAAAGTATCAGTAATTGAAACTTTAGAATTTGTGGTATCTACTATAAACACATCACCACCATCTGACGCCTTGCGTACCAATAATGCTTCTGTATTAGTTATCTCTACAACTTGTGTACCTGATACTATTTCATCAAAGCTAAGTGATCCACCGCCTGATACTTGCAAGTCGCCACTTACTACTAAATCGCCATCTATTGTTCCACCATTACCAAAGTCTTCAACTATGGCTTTTAACATTGTACTTTGCATTTAAACCTCTACTATTCTAACTGCACCAGTAGTGGTACTGGTTGAATTATAATTAAAATAAATTGTATTGCCTAATGCCTTTGGTATAGTAATAAATGTAAGTGTATTCTTAGGTAACAAAAGATCATTACTAGCATTTACATTAGTTTCAGATGCAGTAAAATTAAAATATATTTCTACTGCTGAATAAACACCTATTGTGTTTGAACTGCTTGATAATAGTTTGTGGGTTGTATTATTTACATCTGCTGAACTTCCTGCTGTTCCAGCGGTTGCTACTGTCCAGCTTCCTCCAACTGTTGTATTTAGTGCTTCTTGTACAGAATATTTATGTAGGTCTGCCATTTTTCCTTCCTCTCTAAGCTAATGACAAAGCATGAATGAGATCGTACTTTGTATGGTTATTTTTTCTTTTTTGTAACTTTCTTAGCTACCTTCTTAATTGCTTTCTTAACAGATGCCTTTTTAACAGGCTTTTTATAGGGTGTAAGGTTGTTTTCACTCATTACCCTTATATACCCTTGACTTTCAAGTTCCATGAGCTTTTCAGGGTGTTTTTCAAAAACAAAATCTTCAAGCCTTTCCATTCTGTTAGTTTTTAATTGAATCCAGTATTGCATAAAAATCTCCTAATAAATAGGGAGGCAGATAACCACCTCCCTAAATATTTTACTTTTAGTCTTTGTTCCTGATTTTGACACCTCTTTTATTATCAGTATCATCTAATCTCTTAACACCATAGACTGTATCAGCGACAACCTTCATTCCAAGTGCATCGAGAGAATATTCTGACTGCACTCTTACTTCTTGCTGTACTGCACATACGGCGGCTGACTTATGAAAAATCACTCCACTAATGGTATTTGCATTTCCACCAGTTGAAAGTGTATTACTCATATATACATCTACACCGTAAAGTGAACCAACTAAACCAGTCCTTAGACCTCTATTTCCTTCACCTACTGCATCATTTCTAATGAAGTATTGAGCGATTCCAGCAGAAGGATTTAGAATATCTGCAAACAATGTAGGGTTAACTACTAATGCACATTCACCATCCATGTAAGGAATATCATTCTCACCTAATGTAGCAAGTAGTGATTCAAACTCAGCGGCTGTAATTGTGTCATCAGCGGCTAGGTTTAGTGAATCTTCAAGGCTTGATAATTCTGTAAAAATATCAGCATCAAGCTGTCTAGCAAGAGCCTCGCCCATCATTCTAGCATACTTTTCAACGAGATCAGCTTCTGATTGGATCATTAAGACATCTTCAAAGATTTTAGCAACGTATTTGTGTTTATCTAATGCAAGTTGTGTTTCTGTTGTAGCAGTTGCATCATAAGATACATCTGAACCAGCATCTTTATCACTTGCACTTATTAAACTAATTTCTGGAACATGAACAACATCTCCAAAACCTTTTGATCCTACTAGGGCAGAATAATCTTCTATAAGACCCCTGAACACACTTTTTCGCTCAAAGAATTTATAGATACCCTCAGACCAAATTTCCGGTATAAAATGCTGATCAGTCGTTGTGGTACTTGCAGTACCCTGATAATGTTTAGCCATTTTCTATTTACCTTTTAACATAGCTTTGCAAGATTTCACCCCAGTTAGCCCTTCTTTCCTCACTAGTCATATCTACCCAGTTTTTATTAGTTGGGTTGGTAGCCCTAGCTGGTGTTGAGCTAGTAGAAGCAACTTCCTGCTTTTCTGTTTTAAATTTATTAGATACAGTTTCTATTAAACTAATATCTGCATTTTGTAATTGATCTTTTAAATCATCATCTAAGGAGTCTAAAAGTTTTTCTCTTCTAGTGTTTTCCATATTCTTTAATCTTTCATAATCAGGCATTAAGGCATCTAGCTCAGTCTTGTACTTATTGGCTAGTTCCTTATGCTCATTATTCTTGATCATTTTTTCTTCTTTATCTTTTTCTATCTGAGCTTTTAGATCAGCATACTTAGACTCGATTTCCTGCGCCCTGTTTCTATACTTCTTGCTTTCTGCAATTAAAGACCCAACTTCAGGGTTGGTTGGTTCTTGATTCTGGCTATCAGTTGCCACCTCTTGTACATTATCTTGTACTGCTTCTGTTGTAGTTTCAGACATACTGCCTTCCTCTTTAGTTAATTAAATTTATAGTAATGTTGGTTTTTTTAAAATACCCATTACACATTTAAATCAATTATAATATCTTTTTTACTAAACTTTACTATCCTGTCATCTATAATCTTTTCAAAATATTCTTTTACAAAGTTTTCATTTTTATCATTAAGACCATAAACATTTCTACCATTTTTGGCATTGCCTTCAAACTTTAATCCATCCCTATAATTTAACTCTACACTATTAGAAGTCGCTCTTTGTGCCTTTAATGAGTTAAGCATTACCCCTGTAAGCCTTAGATTGGGAGGTGATACTTGTCTGCTTTTAGAAATACCTTTTTTTGTTTTTATTCCTTTTACTTTTTTAAGAGCATAATTAATAGTGTATCTTGGAAAGTCTTTTACTGTACCATCACCATCCTGACTTATCCCCTTTTTAGTATCTTCAAGTATTCTTGTTACTAGCTTACCACCTAGTATTAACCAGTCTTTTGCTTTTTGTTTTGCTATATCATCTGCTTTCATTACTTTACTTCCCAACTATGACGGCAGTTGAAACCACCTCTAAAACCAAATTGTGTATCTGAGTCTAATACTTGTTTTTCAGTATATCCATTTGGAGGCTCATTCTCTTTTGTAAATCTACAGCTATCCCTAGTCTTAGAATCTAACGGCCCAAAATATGTCCATCTTACATTAAGACCTTCAAATACTTTATATCTTGCTGTGTCATCAAATGTCTTAATACTTGTATAGGTAGCTGTATTTAGTTGATAGTCTGCTAGTGGTATTCCTTCAAGTGCTGATATAGTGTCATTTATAGATACTCCAGCATAAAGGTTTTGAAATATTGATGTAGTCAATCTATTAGAATAAGCCCTAGCACTTCCTAAAAGTTCTGCTGTATTCAAGTCCTTTAGTGTTTCCAAGCCTTGTAGCCCAGCACCACCTAAAGGTGTAAGACCTCTTTTAGTAGCTTCTGCTACAGCTTGGGCAAGTATCTTTTCATATTCAGCATCTAGATTGTTTAGGGCATCACCATAACCCTGATCAATTATTTCATTAAAAAGATTTAACTGACCAACTGCTGTAATAAGTTGGGAATCAGACATTGCACCTAATCCCCTTACAACAGTTCTTAGCCTTCCTTGAAACTTTCTTTCTAGTTTCTCTATGTCTTTTACAAATGAATTAACTGCTGGTTGGACTTGTGCCATTTAGTATTCTTTGAAATGCTGATTGTGGTTGCTGTGAATTTGCTATTGTTTGATTTTGTTCCATGATTCCTGATAGTTTCATTTCAAGTTCTTCATCACTCATATCAGGATTATAGTATAATAGTAAATCTTTTTGGCTAATTATATTATTATCCAACTTCCAACTAAGCATCTCACGCTCTTCTTTTGGAGACATTGGAAAGGTTACTTCACCAAAATCTACAGAATATTCTTCAGGTAAGTTTAATACATTATGTACTTCTAGTATTCTTCTATCTATCTCATATCTTTGATGCTCAAATTCTCTAAATACTGGCACATCACTTTTTCTAGTTTCAAGGTTTTCAATTTCCATAATTCTTAATGCTTCACCAGAAGGTGCATTACCACCTGATTCACCCCACCTAATTCTTAGCTGATTGTTTTCAGCAACCTGATTAGCCATAGACTTTACTGCTTCGATCATCTCTACAAGGCTACCACTTGGGCTTACATAGTTGAAAGATGCCCCTTCAGGAAGTATATAGGCATTGTCGATACCAGCAGTAAGTTTGCTTTGACCTTCCTCAAGTCCTGTAAATACTGGTTGCCCTAATCTGAACCTTACTGATAAAGCTATTTCTGTCATAGCTATGGCAATATGAAGTCCAACCCTAGTAACATCATAGGATGCTCTATTAAACATTACCCTTGAAATAGGTACAATACCGTAAGGGTTTACCATGTCTAAGTTATCTTTTACAGGATACCTATTACCTTTTTCATCATATTCAAAGTGCATACCCTCTACACCATCCCTATCTTCAGACCAGAATACAAATCTTTTCTTAGTTACATCCATGCTTTCTATTTCATAGCTATATGCAAATGGTTCTGTATCTCCATGCACATAATACTCTTGTACATTGGGCAATACTTCATATTCTAGCCTACCCCTTCTTTCATTGTACATTGACTTCATATAACAACAGCCTAACAGCCATGCAAGTTCAGACACTTCCCTTACCTTAGAATTTAATCTATAAGCTAATTGATTATAGTCATCATTTACTTCACCATTAATAAACCTTTGTGCTGAATCTCTATATATCATCATTCTAGCTTTGCTAAATCTTGGTACACAAGACCCAATAAAAGGAGGTACTTGACTTAGTGATTCACTAGCAAACCACGGTTCAATATGTTTATCCAGATTACTATTATAATAGAAGTCTAATGACTCCATCATATTGTAATCCTGTTGAGCAAGATAATTCTCTCCTGCATCCATTACACTTTTTAATACAGCCTGTTCTGATAAATCAGGAATCAGAATCTTATTAACACTCTTACCAAAATTGAACATATCAACCTCTTACCATTTTTTAGTTGTTCCTATCATTCTTCTAATAGGAAACTTGTATTCTATTCCATACGAACACGCATCAAGTGCATGAGTTAGTTCCATGTTATCTTTAGCTAGTCCGCCTTTTTTGTCCCTTTGGCATTGCTCTAAATCTTTTACAAGGTATTTACATTTAGGGTCAACAGTCATTCCTATCTTCCCTTCTGCATCCTTTAATTTTCTATTTAAACTATTTAGCCTGTCTATATGGCTAGGGTGTCTATTCTTTACCCTGATAATAAAACCATGATCACGCAGAATCTGATGATCACTCCTTCTGCTAGTCGTAGACCTATTCTTACCAGCAGGATCAGGATAACACTCTATGTTAGGTGCTATCTTTTTCATAGCCATAGCTAGTTCATCTGTATTGCTATTCTTTAGCCTTACTTCTTCATAAAAGTGTATAGTACCATCAGTAAACTCAGAACAAAGTACAGCAGTATTATAATCTACATTATGGTCGATGCCCCACCATAGCTTATTAGATAACTGCTTTGCTTTTACACAATGTATTTGCCTATCAAAGTTCCATGCGGCTCTGTTGCCTGTTGTTTCAAATGACCCTTCAAACTCTTGTTTAAATACTATTTCATCCATAGTTCTTTTAGCAAGATTGATTTCTTTTTCAGATACAAAGCCACCTTCTAGAGTTGTAAACTGCCATGACTTCCATTCTGGTTCTGATTGACCTTTCATGTATAGATCATACATAGCATCATAACCATTAGGTGTACCAATAAATAAACACTTACCTTCTGTTGTGGCTAACATAGGCATTATAATCTCTTCCCATACATGAGGCTTTATATATGCCATTTCGTCCATTACCGCTCTTGTTAATTCCACACCCCTCAAATTATTCTCATTATCAGCACCCTTAACTGATAGTTCAGCACCATTATTAAATACTACACTCATTTCAGATTCATTTAATTTAGCATCATGAAACCCTGCAAACATTTGCCTGAGTATAGGAAATACTATCATCTTACCCTGCCTATAGGTAGGAGTAATAAACCATCTTCTTTCATTAGATTCAAAAGCATCTTTCATTAGGTACATTAAACTTAATACAGTCTTGCCCCATCGTCTGCCACATACTAAAACTTTAAACCTAGATTCATCAGCAAGTATTTGCTTTCTAGTATTATCTAAAGTCCAATTAATCATCCAAAGACTCTTTTAAATAATGCTCTTGGAACTTTCTTGCCTTGCTTATATAGTCTTTGCATCCTTGCAATGTCTCTAGCCCTTTGTGATCTTTTAGCACCAGTAGTACCAGTAAGATATTTCTTAGGTACTGTCTTATAGGTCTTATCTTTGGCTACCCTTCTATTCATCTTCTTCTTCTTTCTCATGTGCCTACCTTTTTCATAGCTATCTTATGAGACTGTGTAAATGTTCTGCCCTTTCTCATAGCAGTTACCATAGCCCTTAGATGCTTTCTTGTATGATGCTTTGAATGTCTAGCCATTGCCATCTGTTGCCTCTTGGTTAATCCATCTACACTTACACCCTTAACCTTCATTTCTTTCTTCTTCTTTTCCTTTCTTTCCTAACTAATATAGGATCATGCTTAATTCTTTTTTGCCCCTTTACTATCTTTATAAATGAATTAACCCTAGCTATACCCCAGCTACTAGGTGTCATCCCTTTCCTAGTGCCACTACTTACTGCGGCTCCTAGACCTCTTTTATATACCTTCATCAAAGATGATTTAGATATTTTATGTTTTCTTGCTAATGCTCCTAGCCTTGTAGATACTGATTTTCTTTTAGCCATCATCTATTACCATTACTTGTATAGGTTCTGATTTAGTTACTCTTTCTTGCCTGTCTAATGCTTTACCCTCCAACCTTTCTACAATAAACTGTATAGCCCTTAGATCACCTCTTTCTGCTAACTGAAATAGCTTAGACACTACTACTTCCCTTCTTTCTTTTTCACCCTTCTTAGTAAAGCTAAATTCTTTTATTAGATCAGTATAGGCATTTCTTCTACCATTAGGGTTTCCAGACTGTCCTTTCTTCCATCTATATTCTTTACCAATCTCATTACCCTTTTGGAACTGACTCCCCTTGTTTTCCCCTTGTTTAGTCATACTCTACCAATGCCATTACATAAGCCTTATTTAACTTATCTATTAGTTCTTTTACTTTGTGAGTGTCTATCTCAAACACATCAAACTCCAGCCTGTAATTGCCTGTAGTCTTTAAGTTTCTTATGCCTACTAGCTCAGTAGTAAGCACAATACCTTTATCTTCTTTTGACAATTTTTCTAGTCTTTTTCTTTTTCATTCCTTTAGATTTCTTCTTTTTCTTTTGTCCACCATAATGATAAGGCATATTAGTCTCCTTGTTTTTTATGCTTTATAATTTAGATAAATGTTTATATAAAGTAAAATACTGATTAAACCCTTATTTGTATCTTTTTGGGTCTGAATAGTATACTACAGTATGTTGTTATTTTTTTTAGAGCATACTCCAGTAGGCTATGAAACAAAAAAGCCCCATAAAAATGAGGCTTCTTTTTAGTGATTTAAAGTTTGTTATTGTTTTATATACTTTAAAACATAACTTTCAAAAACATCTCTTAATCTTCCACTCATCCATCCATATTTGATATGATCTTCCATTATTTTGCAATCTAAATCAAGAACATTTCTATGTAATTTTATTAAATGTTCTCTTCTTTTGATGTTTTTAATATTATTTATTTTATTTTTAACTTTATCTGTATCTGATAAATACTTCTTTTCTTTTTTAATTTTAGCTTCATGTTCTTTTGTTATCATGTTTTAACTCCATTTTTGTTTAAATATTCTTTATACCCAAAAAGCCCCATTTAAGGGGCTGATTGGTTTCTTTTTGTTAGTTAGTTAAATACACCCTTTTCTAATCTATATTCATAGGGTCTGCTATTCTGTAATGGAACTTCCTCATAATTTTCACCATCTTTATCCCAAACCTGAACTAAAACCTCAACATTATGACTATTATTCATATTAGCAAGAATCCTCCAAGCACCATCACAATTTCTAATAGAAAGTATTTCAGACTCAACATCATATTTTGTATTAGTATATTCTAAGACTATTGAACTAGATATAACATTAGGTGTTGTTTTAATTAAGATTTTATCACCACTATGAACAAGATCACATAATCTATATTCATTTGTTTCATCTATCTTTGCAAATCTTTCTTTTAAAGTGTCCCTGCTTCTTCTTTCTAATTCCATTTCAGCAATTTCATGATGAACAGTTTTAAAAATTTCATCTTCACTTGCACCTGATAAAACAGTTTCCCATGTCATAGGAAAACTTTGTAAAAGCTCATACTTTTTTGTTTCAACCATGTCTAACTCCTTTGTTATTATTTTAATATTCACAAAAGAAGGTACAATAAAATATTATAATGTCAAAGGGTTTTTTAAGGGTTTATATAGGGTTTAATATTTCTTATATCTTTCTGATAGTATCTTTGGTACTGCATTTACCCATTTGATACTGTGATGTATTCTTTTATGATTTGCATTTAAAACTTTTATTTTAATTGAACTGGGTGAGCATAAAACTGAATAAAAACTTTTTACATAAGTTCCATAATTAAGATATACGGTTGTCATCCCTTCTTTTGTTTTCTGAGTTTGCTTTTGAACCAATGATGCTAAGTGAGTAGTAAAAAACAAATGTCCTATACTTCCTAAATAAACATAAGTTGTTACATCTTCATTTATTTTACCTAAAAAATTAAAAGGTTTATCTGTAGAACATACAAAGCTGTTCATTGCTTTTCTTTTTAGACCTCCTTTTATTGCAAAAACATTTTCTGCACCTCCAATAAAATCCCCACCTTGTGCTAATGCTAAAGATGTTGTAGGTGTATTTGATACAAAGTTTACCATACTATTAAATATGTGATCTAAATTTTTAACTGATTCAACAGCTAACTTATTACCTTTGATTGTTCTATACTCAAAAGCTCTATAGTCATCATCTAACTGTATAAAATATTTATATCCTAGTTTTTTAGCAATGTAAAAACAGTAATTTCTTGCATAGACTACTGTATTTGTATTTTTAAAATTATCAAAAGTATCAAATGTTTTTGAAATAGTATTTTTATTAAAAACTAAAACATTATTAAAGTTTTTTTTATATTTATTTAATGTTTTATCTTCATCATCAACTATTAAAAATATTTTTCCAGTATATCCTGAATTTTTTAATGTTTTTATTGTTAAAACATAATCAGGTCTGCCACTAGTAAGAATAAATACACAATAATTATTCTTCACCATATTCTTCCATATATCCTTTTTTTATATCTTCTGATAAACTTACATATCCATTTACTAATGCTTTTTCAAAATCAATAATTACTAGTGCTGATTCTTCCATAAGCTCCTGAACTTCTTTTGATGAATGTGCATAGTAATCTGCTATCTTTTCATAATTAAATACTATGTGCCTTGTAGATGCTTTTATAAGAAATTGTTTTTCTTCTTCAGGTATATCTGAATTTTGAATATTTGCAACCAGCTTATCATGTTTTTCTTTATCATAAAGCTCTAATACATGAGGTTTTTTATTTCTTGGTTCATATAAAGGTACTTGTATTTTCTTAGTATATTTTTCATCAGATTCTTTTTTGCCTTTGAATAATGTAAACTGTTTCATTCTAATCCTCTACATACTGGACACATCTTTTCTTTTTTTCCTATAGAGGGCATGACTTCTTTTGGATAATATATATATTTTTTAATATCTATATACTTTGAGACTATGCCCCAAACCTTGCCACATGATTTACATTTAAATATAGTTTTATCCACTTTATCTTTTACTGCTCTTTCTTTGTATAGTCTCCAATATTCAGCCTTTGGGTCTTTTAAAGTCTTTCTGTTTATATAATCTATAATATGTTCAGGGTTTTTCTGGGACATATTCTACTCTGCAACAGCTTGAGCCTTCCCTAAGTTGCCATTTATTATTAGGCATTTCTCTTTTTCCACACTTTGAACAAAATGCAATATAAAGATCAGTAGGTGTTTTTTTAAATTTAGATTCAAATAGGTCATTAGCTTTTTTACCAGTCTTTCCCCATTCAATATTATTATCCCTCCATTTTACCAATCTTCTTTTTATATCAAAGGTTTTCTGCATTTCAAACTTCATCTTTTTACCACCTTCATTAGATTCAGTCCAGTAGTAAATAAAATTATTAATTTGTTCATCAGAAAGGTTTTCAACTTCTACTGCTTTTTTTTTTACAAGATCAGAAAATTCTTTTTCCCTGCTTTCTTTATCTTTTACCTTTACTTTATCTTTAACCTTATCTTTATCTTTATCTTTAAGAGTATGTGATACCCTATGTAAACCCTTATCTTTTAATCTTTTTAATACACTTAAATGAGGTTTAGAGTTTTCTCTTAATTCACCATATTGATATTCAATAAATGAAGGTATATAATATTGATCCTCACCTTGTATATATTTCATTTTATTCTTTATTTCATCAGGTAATGAATCATAATCTACCCATTCACCAATCATAAATTCAGCTAAATCCCAGTCAGCATCCCATATACCAGCATGATCACATCTGGTTAGTAAATACAACCATATTAATTTATTTTTTGGTGATAGCTTTCTGAACCAAGCCTTGTCCCACATCTTTGTATCAATAAATCTTTTAGCCATTTTTTTTCTCCAACTTTTTTATTTTTTCTTGACAATCAATAACACATTTTAGTGTTGAATTTTGAGTTTTAATAATATGAGTCATTTTATCTTTTAGCCTATTTATTTGTTCAAATATTTCAATTTGAGCTTTCAAAATTTCTATAACATCATCTTTTGTTTGTAAAAAAGATTTATAGAGGCTTTCATATTCTTCTTTTATTTTACCATCCATGATTAGCCTTTGTATTTCTAGTGATTTGTGTAGGCATAATAATGTTATAATTTTTATCAAATCCAGATGATATGTAATAATACTGAACATATTTTTTCATGGTTTTTTTATTAGTCTTATTTTGTATAGAAACAATAAACTTAAATCCAGCTTCAGTCTCTCTTGAAAATAAAGAACATATTTTTTTACCATCTTTATATGCTCTATAAATTGGCACACTACTTTTATTTAAATAATGTTCATTAGGAAACTCACCTTTTATAGCTTCTTCATAAAAATTATTTTTAAATAAAGCCCATTTAACTCCTGAATAAAATTTAATAAATGCTTTTGCTTTACTTTTTTTACTTGCTAAAGTAACATCTCCAACATTCATGTAACCAAATTTGTTTACTTTAATTAATACCATTTAACTCTCCTATTTTTGTTTCCAATTCACTTTTTAACTGTTTATAATCTAACTTATTTTTATTTATTGTATTAGCCTGTTTTTTTAGTCTGCTTAACCTCCTTTTGCCTAAAGTCTTTTCTGCCCATTCTTTAGCCTCTATAGGGCTTTTATGCCACCAATACAGATGACACCCTAGACACAAAGCCTTTACATTATCAACATCAAACTGCATTTTTCTGTATTTACCTTTAGGGTAGATGTGAGAGGCATGAAGATTATTAGTCTTACCACACCTCAAACATCTTTTGTCCCTTAAAATAACAAACTCCCTTACTAATTTATTTAGCTTGGTTTTTTGCTGTTTGGTCACTTTGTACCCTTGTCATATCTAAGTTGCAACTGCAACATCCTTTGATAAGCTGAACCTTTTTTCCTTACTATACCTTTTTTAAGTAAGCTTTTATAGAATCTTATAAGGCTACCAAGTGTGTTCTTTTTATATTCTTTAGAATGGTAGGTCATTATCTTTCTTCTTTTGCTCTTCATCAGGCATACTACAAGCAATAAAAAACATTCTAGGTAATAAGTTTTCTATAAGTCCAACCCTATCCTGTATTGTTTCATCTGTATGTAAAGGAAAACTACTAACTAACTTAGTAGTATTATTAAAAGCCATTCCCCATTTTATTGCCATATCATTAGAAGCTGGTTTGCTTTTTGGTTTTGCTTCTGTTGGGCTTACAACATACATTGATCTGCCTTCACCAGTAGGCTTATGTTCAATCTTTACTGTATCTCCTTTGCTGTAATGCTGTAGCATTTCATGAGCTTTTTCTGATGCAAAATAAGACTTTTCTACACCTTCATGATTTACTCCATATAAATGCCACGGCCCATTCTGGTTCATGCCAGTTTTAGGTGTATCAAAAAGTAAACTAATTATTACTGATTGATTTTTAGGTATTTCTAATAATGGTCTATCTGCCATTTATTCCTCCTTAGTGTGTTATGATTTGATAAAATATTCTAATTAACATCATAATACATAAAGGTATTATGACTATTGGTAATTTTTCATCTAACCAATTAAAAATATATTCTAATAAAGTATTCATTTTTTCCTCCTTAAATACCTATGTATTAAAAACATTATGTAATGAATTACACCCAATAATAATAACCCATTTAGTAAATACTCACTTATGTCTATGATAATCATATATTTAGATCATCATAAATGTTATTAATATTTTCATCTGTTATGTCTATTTTCTTTTCTATCCTGTGCATCCTCCAAAGCATACTTAGATTTAATAATAAGATCATCAACATAGTAAACTCCCAGTATGGAAAATACTCTACACTAAATAAAGCCTCCCAGTAATACCTCATATCAAACTCATTTGGTTTTTATTACCTTCAGGACTTATAGCATAATACTGGCTATATCTTTTTCCATTCAAAGCAACTATTGTTTTTGATCCTATTTGCATACCTTCATTTTTAAGATCATTGATTCTTGAAGCAAGTCTCATGCAACCAAACATATTAAAAGCATCCAAGCTGGTAAGTTTATTACCATGATTTAAATACTCTTTTATCTGTTTATTCTGACTCTTCATGTTTACCCTCCTTTATTTCATTTGCTAGTTTAGTAAAATTATCAGATACTTTATAATCATCAAGCATAAGGGCATAATTTTCTAGTGCCTCCACAATCAAGCCCCTTTCTTCCTGATCAACCCATAAAAGTATTACTGAAGCAGGATCAGATTTAGAGGATGTAGTTGCGGAGTCCCCTTTGAACTTGGAGGTCTGAACCTGCTCAGTAACTTTTGAAAATCTAGCTACTATCTCATTAATCCTAGTACATAGGGCATTAAAATGTGATAGTCTTTGTGAATCTGAATTTAAATCTTCACCTTCTGTAATAGTAAGCAATGAAGATAGTGCATTGAATAGATTTAGGTAATTTGTTTCTAAATCCAAATACTGCTTTTCAGAATGTTTTTGTAAAAATGGATATGGCATTATTTACCCCCTTCTATTGGTAAACCACCACCATAAGAGTTTAATGCTCTTAAAATTCCTATTTTTGTAGGCTTTATATCTCTATAAAAAATAGTTCCATGAACATCAACATCATCATTTCTTTTGTATTTTGAAATTGCTTTCTGCGCTTTTTTCTTAGATGTAAAATATTCATCAAAAGAATCTCCATATCTTTCAGTAACATTTATAAAATAAAATCTCATTATAATTTACCTCCTAACTCCAAATGTATTTTTTACTCTTCTAGCAAAATCTTTCTTTGTTAGTCTCTCAGCATCTAACTTTCTTCTAGCAACATCTTCTTCTTCTATTTGCTCAAAAAATTCACAAAGTGTTTTCTCATTAACATTGTTAGTATCAAAAAGTTTTTCTATATGCCTAACATATCTGTTAAAAGTACCTTTTAGATTTTGAAAATTTTTGGTAGTATATACTTGATATTCGTCATCCCACCAAATTTCTATATAATATGTTGGATTAACATATTTAGGATTACTATGAACACCCACTTCTGGTTCAAAATCAATATGTTTAAAATCAATGCTAATATCATTTACATCTGGTAGATTTAAATCAAATGCTATATATTCACAATCAAATACACTTAAACATTCATCCCATTTTGATCTAGATAAATCTGGATTCCACTTGTATTGTCCATGTTTAACTTTCATTATAATTCCTCCAACATTAAATTAAATTCATTAACTGGTATTTTATACCCTTCTAGCCTGTCCCTTACCTTTAAAACTCTAAGATTAGGACAAGCCCCTATCAATGTATCAAAACCTTCTATTTGAGCCTCCTTGACCCTTTTAACAAGATACTGTAAATCATTATCAACTAATACATTCCAATCTAATTCTGGATGATCAAATTCAACTTCTACTACATACCTTTCATCTTTTAAACATCCATAGCAAAGGTTTTCTAATACATCCATATCTTCTTTGGTAAACTTGTTATCACAATGTAAGCAAGTAAAATAACTTTCCATTACTTACCTCCTTCTATTTCCCAGCTTAACCAGTTTTTAAACATTCTTTCAACTTGAATTGAAGACTTACCTATTACATTTACATTTTTCATTTCTGTTTTATTAACATTTGGATTATGAACCATTGTAAACTTCATATCATTACTTAATGCTCTCCACCAATGTAAAGATTTTGTTCTTACATCATTTACTTCTATTATTTTCATTACTTACCTCCTTCTGCTATAAGTACATCAATTCTTCATCTGAAGAATTATAGGTTTCTAACTGATACTTAGTGTACCTAAAACTGTACCTACCATCTTTAAATGCTTGTTTAAAAAGCTCAAAAAATAAATCACATTCACTTTGATGAGTAAACCTATATCGAGATGTATATGGTAACTCATTATACCCTTTAGATTTATAAACTTTTGTATATAAAAAGGGATGATATGCCATATCTATTACGCATTCCTCAATTAATGATTCTAGTTTCTTATTGTCTTTACTATTTGGAACAACTATATCTACAAATAACATTACTTACCTCCACTTCCTTTCCAAACTGCATTTTGTATGTAGCTTGTTTGCTGTTCATAAATTTTAGCCATAATTTTACTAACTTGCCTTAGTTCTTTTTTATTATCAAGGGTAATTCCAAGAACTTTAGAACCATCTGTTTTTTCAAGCTTTACACTTGTCTCTACAAGCAAGTTATAAATATATAACGCTTCTTTTTTAGTTAATTCCATTTAAACCTCCAAGTTTGTTTTTAATATTCACTTTACAATATTACAACCAATAAAATTACCATGCAAGGACTTTCTTTAGGGTTAGGTAAGGGTATGTGGAAAGGGGAGGCTGGGAAGGTTTATAGTTGTGAATATAGGATGAAGTTGGAGCGAACACCCTCTTCTCCCCAGCCATAGGGACAAATTTACTATTTTTATTTATATTTTAAAATTAAAATTCTTCACTTATACTTAAATTAACATTAAACATATTAAATGCAACTTGTTTCATATCTAGTTTGTTTTGATTAAACCTAGCAAACAAGTAAGATCGCTCTGCATTGTTTCCTGTATCTGTTGAATCACTAGAAAAAATAAATGGTATCAAATTCCCTTTTGTTCTATTCCAAACATCTGAAACAACTGTATCTTGATCAGCATCCTCTGTATCATATTCTACTGGCATTATGTCTGAACTTGCTAAAAAATTAAAATTTAGATCATAAATTATTCTACCTCCATATATTCCGGGAGCATAAGTAGCGGTTGAAAATGGTGATTTAGAGCGCACATTTTGAAATCTTCTGCCTAAATGAGTAGCATTACCAAATTTTTGACCGCCAACAGATTCTTGAATTTTTACACCATCATAGATAATTGTTCTTTTAAGAGAAATCTCTGGATTATGTGGCATTTGATAAGACTCACCTATTAAAATACATCCGATTTTAAGGTCATATATACCATCAAAAGATCCATCAGTAGCCGTATCACTTGAGTCTCCATCTTTTCCTTCAAATTGCAAACCCCAATATCTATTGGTACTAGAACTGAATGTAAAAATAGTTGATCCATCTGTTGCAGGAATTACTACATTGCCACTTACAATATCAGCATTTACTACTTCTGAAACACTTGAAATATCTGTACCACCACTCATATCTGCATTATTTACATGACTTTCAGTATTACTACTTTTTACTCGCACTTTTGCTTCAGAACTATCCATGTTATGATTTAAAATTGCAATATAATCACAATTAAAAGCATTACTATTTAAATCAATATTTACAAGAACATGATCAGTTCTTGCAGTTGCGTTTTCAGATGTTTCAAACTGACATTGATTCATAGGTCTCATATCAAACAATTCTGGCTCACTTCCAAGATTAAAAGTATTGATAAGGTCTGATCCGCTTATTACATCAAAATTGCCATCTTGTGCAATACCTGATGCCATTAAAAAATTAATATGATCTGTAAAAAATTTTACTGTTTTAATATCCATGTTAGCCATTATGAATCTGCCTTTATTGATTGAATTGTTTTATTTATACTCATGATATTTGTCTTGCTGTTACTGATATTTTGCCGATTGTTCGGCCTGTTTTTGTAATCATAAATTCTAAATCGCTCCAGCCATTTGATATTCCAAAGGGAATTGATGGATGCATATCTGTATTGTCAAAATTTATTACTGATCCAACTTCTAAATCATAATACTTAGGAGATACGATTGTAAAACTTATTATTAACTTTGGTGTACCTAATATGTTATGATAATAATTTATAAAAGAATCATTTGGGTTAGTTTGTTCTTGTACATCATTTTGCTCAACCAGATAATCAAGATTGAAAGTTTTAATATTTTCTAAAGGTTCAATATTATATTTATCTCGATCAGAAGTAACCTCAAAGGTTTCTTGACTTCTGTATTCATCTGTAGCTGGATGTTTTTCATAATTTACAATAAACTTTGTAATTAAATCTGAAACTGATGTATGTGAAAGAGATACATTTGATATATCATTTTTAGTAAGCGTTGTTATTTCGCCAGAAGAATAACTATCTTTTACATGAATGTATTGAGGTTGAGTTGAATCACCTTGCTTTAATCTATAAATAAAACATCCTTCAAATTGTAATTTTTCTAAAATCTTTTTAAATGATTGTTCTTTTGTAAAATATAACCTAGCTCCCCAATCACTTCTATCTGTTTCCAATGCAGAAAAACCATCTATATTAGTTGCTGGATTTGTGGCTACATCTAAACCTGAAAATTTATTTAATAAAGCTAAGTGAATGTTATTAATTGAAGTAATTGCATTTCCAACTAATCCTGTAATTGAATGAGTATCTCCATCACTTGCAACATATAATTCTTTTGGAGGTGTTTTAAACGCCCTTGAAGCTGTTACACTTACATCATACACTTTAAAAGTACCAGATAAGGGAACTGATCCATCCCCTATAAATATTAAAGCTAATACAATTCTTTTTGTACCAGATGGAAAAGGTATTTTGACAGTATTTAATGTAACATTTGCTTGAAAAGTTAAATCTTGAAAATTAGCATTTTCATTTCCAACTACAATTCCAAATTTTGAACCACCGCCAGCAGCGATAACTTCTAACTGATATTTAAGATTTAAAATATTAAAATTGGTTGTAGTAAATATTTCATCATTGTCATCATGTGAAATTGCAGTAGTGTTAAATGCTCCTCTAGTTACTGTTAATGTATTGCTACTAATATTTGTAACAATCATTATCTCCTCTTTTAACTTAAGAACAGAACCAATAAAAAGATCACTTGCATCATCTATTACAAATGAAGTTTCAGAACTATTAAAACCACCAGAATCATTTACCAATATAGGATCACCATCTGAATCCTGTAATTTTTTAAAATTTTGATCTTCTTCTGGAGTATCTATATTTAAATAATATGATGCTTGTATTATTTGAGATGTATTAAAAGATGCTTGAAAAGATGCAAATGTTGTATCATCACCATCATATACATTTGTTAAATTAGAAACTGTCACTCCTCCATCTACTGTTATGTTTGTAGTCGAATTTGGAGAAACTTTAAAAATATGTTGTGCTGTTGATTCTATCTTTGCATGGTTAGCGTTGTCTGTTGATACCGTTGAGCCTTGTGCAGATGTTGTAGGTATAAATACATCAAACTGTTCATTATATACTGCTAACTCTGAATCTGATCCACTTTTTGAAGTTGGATAAATAGAGAAACCATCTGATAATTTATTATATTCAACTGGTCTATAAGCATACGATGTAAGGCTTGAAACATATTGAGGGGATGCTACTGTTGAAGCAGAATTTTTTGTATAATCTCCATAAGCAATGGGAACTAGCATTTTGCGATCAGTTGTCTTAACATTAGGTAAAGTTATCAAATCCCACGGCCTATGAGAGTTCATTTTAATGTTTATTGTATTTCCATTTGTATTAATAGATATAACTCTAAAAGATCCAATTTTTACTGGTGTATCTTCATTAATTTTGCAATGTATTGTACATTCTCTATTAATATATTCATTTGTTCCTCCAAATAGTTCTTTGCTTACAGGATCACCTTTATATTCAAAATCTGGTATATTAATAGATATTCCACTTGTCGATGCTGTGCTATTAGAAAGAGAAATTGTTTCTGATATAGTTGGTCTGTTTAATATAACCCCACTATAATAATTAGAGCTTTCAATAACATCTGCAAATGATAAAAATAAAAAACCACTATTGTTATTAGCTAATTTAAAAAGCCAATTTTCTTTTATGTTGCTTAATTTTATTGATGAACCAAAAGCCATTATTTACTAGATAGTAGCACGAAGTACGGCTCTATTTTCACGAACTGCTGAATTAATTGCTGGTATAATGCTTTCAACTACTGTTTCATCAACCAATGGAGCAGATATATTTACAGTAATATTATTTCCCATACCACCAGCAAGGTTTTCTTGCTGTGCTTGATTCAAAATAACTTCACCCGGTGTAAGCATTGCTGGTACTGTATCACTTTGACTAGTATTTAATCCAGGTACAATGCCACCTTCTGCAAACCCCAAAGCCCCTGAACCCGCCTTAATTTGAGATATTAAAGAATTTGTCAAAGCTCCTACTGCGGCTATAACTAATGGCGCACCTATTACAGCCGCCGGCCCCATTGATGCTAATATTCCAGAAATCATTTTACCACCATCTGCAAGAACACCAGCTATATTTTTACCTGAACTAATTAAAAATTCTTTCATAGCAGAAGATTTAGCAGATGCTTCTTTAAGAGCATTGGTTGCGTTTTGAATTGCTACCTCTTGGAATTTATTTTTTATAAATGCCTTTGTATGTTCACCAATAAATCTAATTGTAGAATTTTTTACAGCTTCTTCAATTAATATTCTTCTTTCTGCTCCGTGCATATTTGCATCAGTTAATGTTTGAATAAACTGATCATGTGCTGAAAGAGTAGCATTATAAAATATATTTTTTTCCTCTAATTCTTTTTTAATGTTTGCTATTTCATCTTCAGTAAGTTGCCTAGAAATTTGTTTTTTCTTTTCAGCAACATCTTCTTCAAGTTTAATTTCTTGCCCTTTTATGTTTCTTTTAGCATCTAATTGAGCTTGTAATTCATCTAATTCACCAAGCAATACTTTTGATCTGGAATTAGCAAATAATTGATCAAAAGCCTCTTGCTCTTTTTGAGTTAATTCAGCACCTTCAACTATATCTTGGTACATATCTGAAAATAAAAGCCCTATAGCTTCTGTGCTTAAAGCAAATTGACTTTCTAATAATTTTTGCCTAGCAGATATATTCTCACTTAAATCTTTAAAAGGATTTATTGCATCAAGAAACTTATCACCTAATAATTTTACTCTAGATTCAATATTACTTAAAGCAATAAAAAAAGATTTTTGCATTACCTCAAGAATTTGAGGAAGTTGCGTTTTTATTGTTTTAGCTAAATTATCAAAACCTATTTCCCCTAATTTTGCAAATTCTTTATTTACACTTTCTATACTAGGTTGAATGATTGTGATTAAAGACTTGCCAATTTCAATCAGTACAGACTGAATACTGTTTTTTAACATAGACATTTGCTGATTGAAGCCACTAGACATTTTATCAAATGCTTTTTGAGTAGCCCCTGTTGATTTAGTAGCAAACTCACCTACATTAGTAGTTAATGTTTCAAAGTTTTGAGCCATAGTCTGAATACCTAATATAGCTTCAACTCTAGGAATAATCTTTTTTAATGTATCTGGATCAACACCTTGAAATTGTTTTATAGTAGAAACTAAATCTAATGTGCCATCGTCAAATCTTTTTATTTCTATTCCAGCTTCTTCCATTGCTTTTTTAGAGCTATCTGCTGGTGATTGTAAAGAAACTAATGTTGCCCTTAATGAAGTAGTGGCTTGTGCTGTACTAATACCTGATGCTGTAAGGGTAGCCATTGCCGCCCCTACCCCATCTAAACCCAATCCTGCTGATCTAGCGAATGGTAAAACTTGACCTAAACTAGCACTTAATTCAGTCATAGTAGTTTTACCAAGTCTTACAGTAGTAAATAATTGATCTGCTACTTTATTAGTATCACTTGCATCAAGACCTAAAGCATTTAATGATGTTGTAAGAAGATCAGCGGCTTCAGCCACACTTGTAACACCACCAACTGCTAATTCACTAGAAACCCTTAATACTTCTGCACTATCTGACACACTACTAAATCCAGCAGAAACAATATCATATTTAGCTTTACTTAATGAATCTAATGCTACCCCAGAACTCATTGCTACAGCCCTAAGTTCCCTAGACATTTTATCTAAATCTCTATTTGTAGTTTTTCCTAATAATGTAGATACTTCTAAAAGACTTTTTTGAAAGTCCCCTGCTAACTTTGTAGATAATAAACCAAGTCCAGCAGTCGCTATCCCAGCTTTTTTTCCTATACTTGTTACTGCTGATCCTACACTTTTTAATGCTCCTGTAGTTTTCTTAGCACCTTTTATACCAACTTTTAATATTAAACTTTTAGCCATCTGATTTATGTTTGCTTATATTGTTTATTTCTTGTTCAATTACACCAAAACAATCAAGTTTAAAAGTAGAAATAGAATCAAAGTCTTTTCCTAAAGGAACATTGTAAGTTGTGGCAAGTTTATATTCTTCTAATATATCCCAAACCCACTTTTTTATATGCTCTTTTGGGTTGCAAAAAAAAGGCATTTCATAATATAAAGTCTGACCTATCCCAAACTTTTCTACACCTTTTTGATTTAACACTTTTCCTATTTCAGCTTCAACCATTTTATCATTCTCAAAAACAATCTTTTTATTGGTTACAGGCGACCGAGCTGTGTAAGGATAATCTAAATGATTATCTGGAAAACCTAGTTGAGTAAACCAGATTGCACACCTCAATCGCCAGTAGGGTTTCCCATTTCAAGACCCATATATGCAACTATTATTGCTGTTAAAACTTCATCTTCCTGCAAAGCATTTAAACCAATTAGCTTTTCTTCTGCTTTTTTATCATCTCCAAAAGCTATTAAAGTAAATTCATCTGCTAAGTCATGAAGTGCCTCATTTTTCATAGGGTCTTTTTCATCCATTGCAAATATTGTTTTTACTTTTTTATAGTGATCTCTTCTTTGCTTTCTAGTAATGTCATTTATTTCAAACTCACCATGTGATGTCTCAACTATCATAATATTCCTCCCTATTATTTTACCAAGTTGTTATTGCACTATTCTCAAATGTTTCTAACTTAAATGCTTCATTTGAACCATTCTGAACACACTCAAATTCTAATGTATGAAATACACCAGTTTCACTAAGGTCTTGCCCCGGATCACCAGTATATTGTATTTCTGCTGTAATTTCCATTTCACCAGCGGCATCATTACCAGCACCATTAATTAGATTAAGTGTCATTGTATCACCATCAAGAAAGTCTTGAATAACATTATTATCTGCACCATAGTCAAATTCATCATCATATTTAATAACAAGGCTACCAGTAACAACATATTCAGGGAATACATAGACTTCAGCATCACCATTAGTATTAAAACCAACCCTATTAACACCATTAGAGATATTAAAAGTAAATGATTTCATAATAAATGTTTGTGTTGCATTTCCTTCTACATCTAAAGTTCTAGTGTCAAAGTCCATAACATTAAAATATGTAGTTTGTGCATCAACCCAAGAACCATCAAAGGTCTGCTCTAATACTGTTCCTGTAGAAACTGGATTACTAAAGCCACTAAAGTAATTACCACTAATGCTTACAAGCCCATTATTTGCTCCCACATCGCCAGTTATGGTCATATCTGAACATACTACCCCTGTAACTTTAATACCTTCACCAGCGGCAGGATAGTAAGCAAGATTACAACTATGAGGCATACCACTTGTAATGCTTCCACCCATAGAATTTAAATTATTTGATCCATCTATTTCCATTTCATGCAATGTACTTCCAGATGTTAGTGATCTTTGACCTACTAAAAGTGCGTGTTGAGCTAATGTTCTAGGTGTTGCAACCATTTCAAAAGGTGCAGTAACTGTGCCACCTCTTAAATTAACTATAGTATCAGCGGCATTTTTTACACTTCCTCTTCCACTTAACAACCTAGATTCCCTAGAAATATTAAATGTTGGTTTTTGTGCTTGTACTACTGGTTGTGTTAGGTATGCAGTACCATCATTACCATCACTATCTAATGCTACCCCAAAAGCGGTTTCTGCCTTTAAACCATATTTTATACTACTTACTGGGAGTACTCTTGTATCAGCCATTATTTAGCCTCCTTCTTCTTTTTTTGTTTTTTAACTTGCTCTGCAACTCCCATATCAAGTAGCTCTTGAGCAACTTCCTCAGACATTGTTACAGTTAATCCAGCCCTGAGTTTGTCCAGATCACCTTTATCACACTTAACCCCATTAGGATTAATTCTATGTAATTTATTATCCCTTGCTTTTATGTCCATTAGATTATCTCCATGTTTTGACAATTAAAATTTGCTACACCTTTTATTAAGGTTTGATCATCTTCATCTATTTCATAAGAGACTGATGTAATTTGAGCATCAAACCACTCTGCCCCTGTGCTTTGTATTTTTTCATTATATACTAATCTTTTTAGTCTTTCCATTACATTAGAAACTTGCTTGATTGTATTTTTAGTGTATTTACCACCTGATTTAAGTTCATAATTAATAATCACATTATACTGTCTTTGCATACCACTACTTACATTGGTAACTAATTCATCTGATTCAGGAACTAATAAAAAAGATTGATTACCCTTATGTTCATCATAATATACAGGAATACTAAACTCTCCATTTATTATAGTTGCTAATTTTTCTAATATTTCATCAAAAATTATATTTACAAATGTAGTAGGCATTAATACCTCGTTGCTCTTACTGATTTAATAGGTGTAAATGATTGATCTAATTCACCACTAACTTCAAGCTCAAATTCATCGCCTGTTGTATATAATCCCGGAGTAAATCTCACATACATATCATGTCCTACAAGTTGCCAATATCCATCAATTATTTCATCATTAGCCATCTGCTCTAGCTTGAGTCCATTTTCATTACCTATAAAAGAATTAAATTTCACCGTTGTGTTTTCTGTTCCTGCTGTAAATGTACCACCAGAACTAATAATAATTTTTATAATGTCCCACGGATAAGAACTCCTACCCCTTACATCGGCAATACCACCAGTTGTATTTGAATTGATAGAAACTGGTCTTAAAATGCCTTTGTATTTTGATTCATCTTCTGATTGATATAAAGTTATTTCACCTTTTCTTAGCATATCTAGTAAGCCAGTTCCCTGATCATTTATAGCCTGTGATCTAATCTGATCAGCCTTTTCTACATCATAGGGTCTTACTAAACTATCTACAGCTATAATAGAAGTACATCTAACTATAATCTCAGGATAGTTAAAGCTTGAGGCATCCATTGTGCCAACTCCTTTGTTTGGGTATATTGGGAATGGGAGGAAACTGCGAACAAAGTCACTAGCACGCTGAACAGCCTCAGTCTTTAAATCACCCCAGTCTCTAGATGCCTCAAATACACTACTATTTAAATTATTAACACTTGTCCCTTGAAAATAATATTCTAACAAATCTGTACTTGCAGTATATCTATAATTGTCATCTGAACTCGGTTCATTAGTTGTAGATGTTAATTCCTTTCCATCCTTGTAAACTTGCCCACTAGCATCTCCTGTGTTATATAGGTAATATAAGTGAGATGTTCCTGAAGCTACCCAATTACTAGCTAAAACTTTTTTCCCATCATATTCACCTATATATGGCTCAATAAAGGTAAGGTCTGATGTTGTATTACAATAACTTTCAAAATATGTACTCATGCTTCTGCCTCTGGTTTTGGTAAGGGATCATATTCTATTACTTGAAGTTCTAAGCTTCTAACTCCTTCAATTAATTTTATTAAAAATTCTTTTTCATCTATACTTGTATTATCTAAAATAATATTTGAAATATCTACACTATCAGCAAATTCTTTACACCTCATAATAATATCAAAGGCATTGTAGTCCATTCTGCTAGTATCTATTTCTGTGATCTTTTCCATTTTAAAAACTCTGCCCCTTCATAGGGATTAAAAATTGTAGTAATAAGCCTATTATCATGATCATCATATTTAGGATCAATAATTGTAACTGGTGCATTAAATATATTTTTATCATCTAAACCTAACTTATCTGCATATCCATCCATAATTTTAAAACTTGCTACTTGTAAGGCATGAGAAATTAAGCCTGAAGCTGGGTCTTTTAAAACTTGATAACCTGAAACATGAGTATGTCCACAAGTTAAAATGTGATCTTTCCAACCCATTTGTGCGGCTTTTGCTACCCCATGTGCTGTATTCCACATTGAATACCCTTTGAAAGTATGTCTAGCATTTATTCTTATTTGCCTTGAATTAGGAAACCTAAGATTTAATCTAGCTCCCCATTTCTCATATACCCCCTGATGTCCCCTCATTATAAAATCTAGAGGGTCACCATCACCTGACCAAACATCATGATTTCCTGCTACCAAATACAGCCAATTAACACTATTTACAAAATGTTCTGTAAGTCTCCATGATTCTTTAGCTGTGACAGATTGCTGTCCATGTAGGAAAGATAGCCTACCTATCCAATTATTCTGCACATCACCTAAATTACCAGCAAACATTCCATCTGTTTTATTGATAAGATTACATAAGGAATAAATTTCTGCAATGTTTGTACCATCATCATCAATATGTGGATCACCAAAATGGCATATACCAATAGGGCCGTTTTTCTTTATATCTATATTTATTAAAGTTTTAGACTCTTTAGCTTTGATTTGTATAGAATATTTTTTCTTTCTATGTTCTATTAAATCATCAATAGGCATAAATTCAGGGTCAGTAACTTCCTTTACAAATTGTGCTTTTTCTAAAATCATTGGTGCAACTGTCCTTTTACCACAATTATTACACATATATTGCTGTTTTTTACTTTTTGCCCTATAAAGGAAACCAAATTTTCTAATATCTCTACTTCCACAATGCTTACAACCTATAATATTTCCATCTATATCCTGTACTAAAGGATCACTCATATTTGATCACAATTTCTTTAAAATGATCAACTGTCCCTTTTCCTTTTTCTGTATTGTACCATTTCTTCCAATATCTAGCCTGATCATCTAATGTTTCAGGTAATTTCTCTGGACATCTCCAATAATGAAGCCTACAAGCTATAATCCCAGCAGTTAAATTAGTTGTTAGTATTTGCTTCCAATCTTCTTCTGTTGGATCAGTAAAGTATTTCCAATCTAAATAACAAACATCAGCAACCTTTTTCATTAACTGACTTCTGTACTTTAAATAGTCATTACATAAACTTACAGCAACCCACGGTTCACATTGCCAGAAGCCACGAGCTATATCAGAACCTTTTTGAGTAAGATATTTATATTTAGATTCAACTAAACCAGTTCTATATATAAGCATCATAGCTTCATGACTTGCAAACTTAGAACCCATTTTTTCTAGGGTGTTCTTTATCAGGTGCATCATTTGTAGTGCATCAATCATTACTTCTTCCTAAAAAAGCCACCTAAAATATCTGTAAGTAAATCCATTGCTTTTTCAAAAAACTCTTGTTCTTTTTCTTCACTTACAAAAGGGATGTCAATTTTTTGATTTAATTTAGTTGCTAACATATCTGCAAATTCATCTGATTCTATTTGCTTCATAGCTTCCTCTTGCATTTTATCTGCTTGAGCTTCTGCCATTTCCATTAACATTTTTTTAAAGTCCATTTATCTCTCCTTTTTAATGGTTAGTATTAATGCTATAATAGATAAGATACTTACAGTAATTTGTAGGTATTCACTTATCTGACTTATATTTATAAAATAATTAGCTGTACTGATTGAAAAAACTCTTAATGTATCCATTATTTCCTTCTAGTTTTACTAGGACTCCATTTAACCTTATTTGCCCACCAAGCGGCTGAACTTTTACCCTTTGCAATGTTCTTTCTATGACGACTTTTAAAAGCCATTCTTTGTGCTACTGTTTGATTTGTCTTAACACCTTGCTGTCCAAATCTTATTAACTTAGTAACAGTTCTACCACCTTTCTTATATCTTGCCAATACTACATGAGACTTTGTTTTATGTCTTGGCGTTCTCTTGGGTTTATTATAACCACTTAGACCAAATCTTTTTAATCTTGGGTCAGCCATTAATTTTTACCGTTTATCCGACTTAAACTTCCATCAATCCTAGAAACTTGATTATCTAAATCATTTATTTCTTTGGTAAGGGCATCAAATTTTCTATCTAATTTATCATCTGAGGCGTTCCATCTATTTATTAATTTTATGATCATTCCTTCCATATTTTGTAGAGTTTCAGATTGACCTTTATTTTCAATTTTTAAATTTTCTAATTGTTCCTGTTGCCTAGCAGATTTATTAGAAAGAGATATGACTAAATACACAAACATCGCACCCACTACGCCTATCATTCCTGCTTCGCCATATATAGCTAAAAAATCCACTATTTCTTACCTCTTTTCTTTTTGCCCCAGCTTAGTGGGTTAATATTAAATTCTTTTTCATAAAATGCTACTTTATCTGCCAACTCTTGTCTTTCAGCCCTTTCTTCCATGATATGTTTGCTAAGTAAATCCCCAATCTGTTCATTTGCAATAACAATACTATTTTCAAGGTTTTTAATCCTTGTTTCAATCTGCCAATATCCATAGACCAAGATTCCGATGAGAACACAAATTTGACCCAACCATTTAAGATTAATGCTAACAATGGCATTATCATCAAGAATAGCAGTCCTATAACTTCTGGCTGTATTTGGCTTTTCACCCACCTAACCTCTTTCCTCTATGTATTGTGTTGTAGTTGAGCTATTTGATTTTAAATTATTTATAACAAAATCATACTTCAAAGGAAGGTAATCAATTACTATAACTGGGTTTGTTATTTTTTTCTTTTTCTTCATAATACCATCCACCAAGCAATGCCAGTTTCTACTACAATATCAGCCATAGTGTTGTATGCCCACTTTTCTTTAGTGATATATGGTTTATAGTTTTCTACATACCATTCAAATATTTCCCATAGTACACCTATTACAAATACCCCAAATACACAATTAAAGTCTGACCAACCTAACCATTGGAATATCTTACAGAAAAAAGCCCCTGCACCTATATGGTAAGCAGTCCATCCGTCTAGCTGACCAGTTCTTAGTTGCCAATGTACTAATTTTGTTAATGGTGATTTCATCTAGCCACTACCTTATTATCTATTAATTTATGTTTTACAATGTCAATGCGCCCTTGACCAAGAGGTGTCTTTTTAGCAACCTCTTTTACATATTCTTCTTCAATAGTTTTAAATGAATCAGATTTTTTTACAATCTCTCCATCTACCCAAAGAAAAAACTTTTTTGAATTAGGATATGTGATTGATGTAGTAGTTCCGTCAGCCAACTCCACTACTTTTGTCATTCCTTTTTTATTATTTAAGTGAATAACTACATCAAAATCTTGGGCGCATTTCCTTACAATCATTAGTCGTTTTCATCTCCCGGATCATGTGGTGAGTGATCATTATTAAGCATTTCTTTCAGTTCTTTAACACCTTTTTGATGTTTGTCCACAAAT